GGCTCGACACTGCGATCAAGTGCAGGTTCGGACCAGTCTCTCCCTTAGGTGTAAGCCCCCCCAGGTAACCCTGGATAGAGAAGTACCTAACGCCAACTTGGCTACGGACTCTATCCTAGAATTAGGTCCCTGAGGATTAGAAGCAGAGGGTAGTACTTCTACTTTTTTGTGTGTTGGGTAAGTTTCCTGACCTTCCCTCTGGTTTTCCTTGGCCCTATCCGTTTAACAGCGGTGTGGACCCGGGACTCTAGAGATAGTGACGGACCCTTTCTCAGCACGGGCCCCCCTCCATTGGGGGCTGGGGCCCGCTGCCACTTTGACTATTTCTTCCTTTTCATGGTCTATTACCATAGTATTAGCCATTTTATGGACGAAACCCGCCGAAACCTAGGACCAGTTAGAGGTCTCCGGATTAAGCGGGGAAGCGCTCGCCATCGCCTGAAGCGGTGGTGGCGCCTCACTCGACTAGTCAAGTGGGCTCTCGGGGAATATTTCCCTGAGACCGAGAGGAATCGTCTGTGGAAGAGTGTGTCGGTTTTCCTAATCAATGTAGGTAAGTGCTGGACTTTTGGGGGTACCCGCCAAGCGATTGACTATGTCAAGCGCGTGCGGGCCTCCTTTCTGTTCAGTCTTTCTACTACTGATAGGAAGGCTTCTTACCAAGCGAGGCGGAGAGTAAGGAGGGCATTTGCCTCCCGCGTTCAAGTGGACAGACTGCATGAGGAGTCGGATGTAACAATCCGTTTTCTCCTCACAGTCCAAACCCTTATGCGGGGGGTGAAACTCCCTCCAATTCTCGATGTCAAGCCTATCACTGACCCCATGACCGGTGTTGTCACGGGTAAGTGGAGACGGTATGTGGAAGGGTTCTGGAAAGAACTCGACGCACTGACACCTGAGACCTCCGCTCCAGTACATTGGGAACGTTTTCATCTATCGACGAAGAAGGGACCTTCTGCTCAACATGCTGTTGTCAGTTGGCTTACCGACTTCATCTCCATTCCGAATTCTCTAAAGGGAGATATTGCGGTAGTGGGTGGTAATAAGCTCCTGCAAAAGATGCGGGATCTCCTTACTCACCTTGAAGACTTTAAAAAGGTTTTCAAGCCTAAGTCTTCTGGGGTCTTCCGCCGAATCGAAGCAATCTCCGATTCGGAAGGTAAGTCCAGGGTCGTTGCGATCCTGGACTATTGGTCCCAGACTGCTCTTAAGCCACTACATCAGTTCCTCTTTAAGATTCTGGGGAAAATCCCTCAAGATGTAACGTTTGACCAAGGGTCTTTCGTGGAAAAGACTAAAGGATGGGATCATCGGGAAGAATGGTATTCTGTGGACCTTTCTAAGGCCACAGACCGCTTCCCGATCAAGCTTATCTCTCAGGTTCTGAAAGGTGCTCTTACTGATCGCTATGTCGATGCATGGGAACGAATTATGGTTAGTTATCCTTTCCATAACCGTCTCGGGCCTGACGTACTCTACGCGGTTGGCAACCCTATGGGTGCCTACTCGTCGTGGGGCTCGTTTGCCCTCTCCCACCATTTTGTCATGTACAGAGTGGCTCGGGAGCTGGGTCGTCCCTGGTCCACCCTTCCTTACGTTGTCCTCGGGGACGATGTACTGATTGGGGATCACCGTGTTGGTAAGAAGTACCTTTCTCTTATTAAAGAACTTGGTCTTGAAGTATCTCCGGACAAGACATATGTGTCGAAGTCCATGTGCGAATTCGCAAAGAGGTATCTTCGGGATGGTCGGGAAATCAGTCCCTTCCCAATCTCTTCC